TTACAATAGGATTTGCTCTAGGCTTTTCTGCGTTATATTTTTGTATGTAACTAGAGTAAGTTACATCACCTTTAGTTAGGATTTTAGATTGTGAAATTAGCCAATCACGCATCTTTGTTTGCGCTGCTATTTTTTCTAAAATATGTTTGTTTAATTCTTCACCTTGTAAACTTAAATCTAATCCAGTGCTTAACGCTAACTGTAGTTCCTTCTCGCTTAACGCGCCAAAAGTGGCACTATTAATAATGTCTATACCAAGCGAGTTGGCTGTATTTCTTAAAGATGTTGTTGCTGCACTAAACGATGGTACAAACCTTGCTAAAAATCCAGATGAGGCTCCATTCTTAACCGCTTCTCTGGCTGACTCTAACTTAACTAGTGATTCATCCATAGCACTAGCACGATCAAAAGCAGCAAAACCTTTCTTCTGGGCCATTGCTATGTCTGCAAGCCTAGTAGTAGCTGCATTCTCAATTTCAAGTGTTTGTGTTGGGGTTTGCCCTATAGCACCAGCAACGTCTATCCTAGTAGAAGTCCCATCATTTGGATTTGACATAATAGTATACTGTTGGCCCGTTTTTGGGTCAGTCTGTACACCAGTAAACTTCAACATATCACTCTTGCCATACTTAGACTTTACAAACTCACCTGTAATGGTTTTAAGTAATTCTGGATTAGTTCTAGCCACAGCCAATACTTCATCTGGCACACCGCCAGCCTTTAACTGCATTAAAGTAGCGTTAGATTGGCTTGAAAGAAGTTTTGTAGCTTCTTCCTTTTCACGCCTAGCCGCTAAAGACGCCTGCTGACCTTCAATGCCAGCCATAATACTAGCTGTGTTGGGGTTGCCACTCATGCCTGCAAAACCAGAAGCCAAGCCCAAAGCTAATGCGCTTCTGTCATTGTTTGACATACTGGGTGAAGGCCCACCTTTAATATTGTCTAATAAGCCCATCTTAACCTCCAAATCCGAACATACTTCCTATTTTGGCAGGGTTAGAAGCGTATGCTTTTGCACCTAACGTCAGATAATCAAACAATCCTGCGTCATAAGTCTCTGTCTGCTGCTGTTGTGCTGGTGCGCCACCGACTGCCTGCAACAAATACTGCAATGACTGTGCTGGTGCGCCAGTGTAGCCAGCGTATTGATTCTTGCCTGCGTTAATAAGCTGTTGATTCAATGCTTGCTGCATTGCGCCTTGTTGATCCATACGATTTTGAATAGTCTGACCCATGCCAAAGCCTAGATTAGCCAAACTGCCCAACTGTTGGCCTGCATTTAAACGCTGTTGTGCGCCCGATAAGCCTGCCTGCTGGTTTTGCATTTGCGCTTGGCGTTCCATTGTCTGTGCGTTCTGGTAGCCTGTCTGCCGCAATCCTGACGCTGTACGGGCTGCTTGATCTGCAAAGGCCCGATTGGTTTCTGCTTCTGCAATGCCCTGTCGTGAGCCACCAAATGCGTTAGCTGCGCTTGCTTGTGCGCCACCTACGTTCTGGGCCATTAATCGGCTGCGTTCTAAATCAGCAAGAGATTGGTTCACAACCTGTGTCTCATACGGATTAGTGTACTGCTGCAAACTATCTTGCGTTGGCGCAGTAATTGCCATAGGCCGATAATTCATGCCTTGTGATGCACCCATTCCTGCTTGTTGGATGCCGCCTGCTGCTGCTTGATTGACGTTAAAACCGCCTGTAGGTGCGCCTGCCATAATATTATTCCTTATAATCCGAATCTTGAACCAGCTTCGCCTGGTGCTTTGCTTTTTGCATAACCGCCAGCCCTTTGCGCTGCCCCTGTACCATTGCCACCTGAGTTAACTGTGCTTCTTTGCGCTGCTGCTATTCTTGCTTGCTCTGCTGCTGCGGCTCTTGCGGCTTCTATGGCTGCTTCTTGTGCTGCTGCCTGCTCCCTTGCTATACGATCTGCATTAATCTGGGCTACTCTAGCTTTTGCCTGATCTATGCTAGTTTGCTGCTCAAGTGAGTATGAACCATCAGCAGCAGGCGTTAGCTCAATCCTTGCTCTGTCTAAAGCTGTACCATTTAAAAGTCCACCTGATACATTAGAATAAATATCATCCCGTAACATATCGTTTTGCAGTCTGTTTTGATAAAGGTCATTTGCTTGTCGATTTGCTGCATCAGCTATCGCTTTAGCATTTTCTTGTTCATAACCAATTAATCCACCAAACCTACCATCATTTACATTAGCGTTTGATAAACTGCCTACTGGCGCATCATTAGAATTAAATGGAGCCACGCCTGTTAACGCCTCTATACCTCTGCCAATTAATCCACCCTGCAATGTATTGCCGATCATGCTTCCAATAGCGGATGAATTACTTCTTACTTCATTAATTTTATTTCGTTGTACTGCGTTAGCTAAACCAGGGTCTACTTGACCAACATCGTAGCCAACTGTGTAATTAAGCCCATCGTCACCAACAAACGTATCTCCACTCACCAAATCACCTGACATATTCTGTCGATAAATAGAGTCATAAACGTCAGCAGTGCCTTGTTCTTTCATGCGATTTAAATGGTCAATATTTGCGTCATTACCATAAGGGCTGTTTCCATTACCACCATCTGATCTAGCCATACCCATAACAGGGCTTGCATTGCCGTAGTTGTTGCGTGAACGTGAGCCTGTAAACGGGTCAATAAACATATCAGACATAGCGTTGTATTGGGCTGGCGCGTTAGCAAATAAGTTATCTAGTGACTGCTCATAAAGTGGTGCGCTTGAATAGCCCTGTACACCGCCTGCAAAAGTCTGAGCCTGTGGCATACCAGCCATTGCATCAAATCCTTGTGGAGCCAACCCAAAGGCACTAGCAGCGTTTCCAGTAGAACGCATACTTTGCTGCTGCATAGGCGAGAACGCAGCTACATCGGCCCCGTAGTAAGGCGTATAGCCTATCTGCGAAACGTCACGCGCTCGGTTGATGTTTTCTCTTACCGCATCTTCTAAATATGCTGGTATCTGGGTGTTGCTTGATGTAGTGCCGCCCTTTGCCATTTTAAAACCTCTTTTCTAGTAGCACTAACTGAGATTTCCAGCCAATGTCTGCCAATGCTTTTGACCAGCCTTTGCGACCACTCATTGTTAAACTTTCACACTCTTGCGCTTTTGCCCACGCAATCACATCACCCTGCATACCCTTAATTTCATCTAAATTTCCACCGCCCAAAAACACATGCAAAACCTTTTTTCTAGGGTATTTAGTAATTTCAGTAACCAGGCATGAATTTTCAGCAGGCCATAGTTGCATCTTGCCCTCAATGATAGCGGTCACAATATCTTCATATATGTGCGTACCACCACCATATTCTAAAGCTGATTCAATCCAGCCTTTACAGCGTTGTAGCTCAGTCACCCGACAATCCAAGCCGTGGCATTTCTAAATACAGGTATAACAACTGCACCGCCACCTGAGACTGCTGCGCCAAAGCTAGGTGATGCCGCATCAGTGACATAGGCCCGTTGACCAACCACACCCGTAGGCAATGCCGCCACTGTATAGCCACGCGCAATCTGTACAGGCACATACGCACCATCGACTGAAACAACAGGGTATTCGCCCGTTTGATTCCATAGCAATACACCATCTTCTGCTGCTGATTCGCCCGTACCTCTGTGACGTAATGCACTGCGAGTTAATGCTAACCAGGCTGATGTTCTTTGCGCCCATTGCAGCCAGTTAAGGTTAATCAGTCTTGGTGGCTGATCCAGTATGCTCAACGTCTGCCCCCCTGTATGACTTCCAATCTATTAATACCAACACGCCAATCGTCAGCATTAACCCCTTCAATGCGTATCCTGACTTGTCTCCCAGTAAAACGTAAACTGGTAGGATTAGACATATTGAAAGGGCCGTATGTTCTTTCCACATCGTTGGGATAGAATCGAGTTTTAAAAGTTGCGTCAACATCACCCTGCGTTTTCTCGTCTGGTATCATTTTGGTCACAGACATAACATTATCGCCATTGCCTATAATTATCGGGCCTGACTCTGCAAATGGTTCGCCACCATCATAGTTAAAGCCGATCTCATGCTCGTACAATTTCTTGTCGGTTGCAGAAGCAATAATGGGCTGACGATATACGCCTGCATCAACTCCTGCTGTTCTAGCTAGAACCCCTATAGCCCAAGTGTTATCGTTGTAGTTAAACACGACATAGCGGTTATTCTCGTTAGAGTTGCCTGACGGGTAGAACCACCAAATCTCACCAAAGTTTGCGTTAGATACGGCGGCTACTTTGCTAATCTGGCTGTGGTTAATGTCAGAGAAAACGTAATCAGCAACCTCGCAATTAACCTCGCTAACTGCACCACCACTGTAGGTGTAGAATGATCGACTACCCATCCAAATAGCACCCTTGTCTACAACCGCCACCGCTTGAGTGGATACAATGCCACATGATGTTCCTATGCGCTCAATGCCAAAGACGTAAGGTGGGCCAGAGTAAGTGGCTGCATGAGCATCAGTGTCGGTCAGTATCAATGCTTGGTTTTGTACTCTTACACCACATTGAATACGGCCTGTCGTTTGTAATTCTAAACTGCCTGCTTCGTTAGTCGCTGCTGGCGTCCATACTGTGTTGTTTTCACGATCAGACCATTGAACTAAACGTGGATTACCGCCTGCACCCAAACACATTAAGAATCTTTCTTCTGTCACTAGGATTGCACGATTGTTAACAGGGGCATTAGCTACTACTGCGGCAATGGTTCCAGTGTTTAACTGCCACTCATACACCTTGCCGTCTGTGCTTGAACAGGCTACTAAATACTGCCCGAATGAATCCATCGACCATGTGGTTGCTGGCGTAATAGTGACCGCTTCTTGTCGTGCTATTCCGTAGTATTCACGCCCATAAAACGCTGTGCCAAATCCCACAGGGTTAAGCGCGTTCTCATTACCAGCCGTTAAACCTGTTGGCGTAATGTCATACTGAACGCCTGCGCCACTGTATGCGTACAACTTGTTATAAGAACCAGCAGCAATCCAACGATCTGAGTTATTCGCAATCCAAGACTTCATGCCACGCACTTGCCCTGCACTAGCCGTATCGCTGCGAGTACGCCAGCCACCAATGGGCCGTAACGTATTATCAAACCAGCGCACAAGATTAGAGTCACGCCACCGCCCTTGGCTTTGCAAGTCAGTGCCATTGCGATAAACGCCAGCAGGTAAATCTAATGGTATTAATGCCATAAATTACTTCTTTTTAGGCTTAGTTGGTGGACGGCCTTTTTTGGTTCCGTATGTACCCTTCCCTTTTGGCATGGCAAAACTCTCTATTTAATTTTCTTTCTAACGGCTGCTGACAATTCTTTAGCTGACGCTTTAGGCTTGTTATAGCCTGCAAACTTC